CTTGATTGGTCCAAACTCCCCAACCACCTGATTGTGCTCCACCAATTACGGTGAGGTCGTAGAAACTAACTGAGTAACCGTAGATAGAAGCATTACTTGCCGCCGACGCATCCCAATCAAGGTCAACACTTCCATCTGTGTTCGCAACGGCAGTCAGGTTTGTAACTGGATTAAGGTACGCCGCAGTAATCGTGTTGTTGGACTCGACATATCCAGAGCCTGAGAAATTGTTTGTGTTTTGCGCAGTAGTGCCAAATGTGTTTCCACTGGCTGTAGAGAACGAGTTCGCACTTGCTCCGTTGTATAACGAAGAGCCGTTATTCCAATTGTTTGCAAATTGAATAGCGGTGGTGTTGCCATTGAATGTATTACCTGAAACCATTTGATTGCCAGCGCCAACCGTCCAAGAGGTGGGAATCCATGATGAGAAAGACACGCCAACACCGTTTGAAGTAAATGTCGAATTTAGAACTTGCTGACGGTTGAGCCCTCCTAAATATGCACCAAACTGTGTGTTTCCTGTGAACTGGCTGTTATTTATTTTGACAAAGCGCTCGGTACGAATACCATAAGTATTTGATGTAAATGTAGAGCCATTGACATAAATACGATTTGAGTAATCAGTATCCGTAAGGCTTAAGGCCGACGGGGTACCACCATGGTCAGAGGTAATTGCATAACCATTATTGGTGAATTGTGAATCATTGAATGTGGTAACTCCACCGCCGCCTTGGTAGAAAGCCCACGATGAATGATTGGAAATTTTTATCCGATTGAACGTCATTGTTCCGGAGGCGTTGTAAATAAGACCACCGTTCCATGACACATTTTTACCTTGCTTGAATGTCATGTCTTCAATAACAATTGTTCGTGCACCACTGTTGTAAATTGCTCGCCACAAATTGTTTCCATCAATAATCGTCGTAGCCATACCTGTTCCGGTAATTGTTACGTCATCAGTAATCGCGGGCAGGTCAGAAGTAAGGGTGATTGTTCCAGTGTTTCCTGGAGCAAAGGTAATCGTGTTAATAGTGGCTGAAGCGTTTGCTGTAGTGATGGCCCAACGTAAAGAACCAGAGTCAGAGGTATCTGAGAGATTTTCAACAATGACAGATGTTAGGGCTGGAACCGTGATTGACGCAGCCGAGTTTGCCGTTAGTGAACCAATTGAGTTTGTTTTGGTTACGGCTACTCGTATTTGTTTCGCAACATCACCCGAACCAATTGTGTATGTTGAGGATGTTGCGCCAGATATATTTGTCCATGTGCACGAAGAAGGGGTGCAGGATTGCCACTGATAGGTTGTCGCAGTTACAGCAGAGCCACCGTCACCCCAGGTTCCATCGACTGCGGTCAGAGTTTCTCCATACTCAATAGTTCCAGACATTGATGTTCCACCAGATGTTGTGGGAGCAGTGGCCCCTGCAAGCAAAGCAAACGACCGACTTACCGTGGATGCTGATACGTATGAGTTATTAGAAGAACTATTTGCGGAGATAGTGCAAGTTCCTGTTTGGTTAGCCAACACCGTCACCGTTGCAGTTGAAGTTCCACCACTATCAGTTGACGAGCCAACGGTGCATTTGCCTGTAGTGCTGGATGTAAAAGTAACCGACAGTCCAGAAGTGGCAGTGGCTGAGACAGTAAATGTCTGGTTTGACGAAGAGGCAACTATGTCGGCAGGCTGAGCGAAGGTAATAGTGTTTGCGCTGGCTACAGATATTGCTGAGTCAATATACATTGATGCACCAAGGACTTGACCGCCCGTTGCGTCATAGGAACCATTAACGAACCTAAATCTGTAATAACCAGTAGATGGGACTATGCCACTAGACGTAACCCAACCTTGGTTTTGCCCGCGTCCATATGAAACCAAAGTTGAAGTAGCACTAGAGCCATAGTCGTATGAGTTCCCACTTGCAGAAACCTCAACCAAGTACCCGTATGCTTCGTAGTCGTCACCACCACCAGCGGCGGCCCAGTCAAAAGAAATTGATTGATTTGCCGTGGCAGGAAACGGCTCGGTCCATATCTCTGGCCCAAACGCCGAACCGTATGTTCCATGACTATCACAAGTATTGCCATAGGAAATAGTGCCAGAAGAGAAGAGACGAATTACTCCACTACGTCCACCATATTCCTGTCCTGTAGATGTGGAGTAAGACAGGTTCTGGGTGGTCGCTTCTTGGCCTTCGTACAACTGCTGTTCTCGCGTGTAGTCCTTGTCGGTTACATAGGAGTAGGAACTATTGGATGCGGAGTCGGTGCCAGTCATCGTGTATGGACCAATCCCCTGCTTGCCCAGAACCTTGCATTGGGTTCGGCTTGCCAACGAACCTAGGGTTACTTTTGCCGCCGTAGTTGACTCAAAAACAGGCGACAATGCCTGAACTGGCGAAGAAAAGCCAAAAATCGATACCAGTAAAAGGAATACCGAAGGAACAGCCATGATTAATGCGGGCTTATTAACGCGGCGACGCCGTACGAACATGGGGCCTCCTTAAAAAAGACCTCCAATTCTAGCACTTAAGCAATATGGAGTGATGGATTATTGTTGGTGTAGAATATTCTGATGGCCAACAATAGATTCGGAAAAATTCTTCCGATTTCAATTTATGACATCGAATTGATGTCTTTGAATAATGAAAAAAGTGACTTGTTGTCAAAAAGAAAAGGGAAAGTAACCCTTATTTTCAATGTCGCTGCTGGATGCGGGAACATACCCCAACACTCAATAATTGAAGAGCTAAACCAAAGATACAAGAATGAGGATGATTTCAGCATTCTCGCCGTAGTAGTTGATGACTTTACATGTCACGGGTATCCAGAGTTCCAAAATGGCATAAAGTCATATATTGAAGAAAACAGTCTTGAACTTACCCCTGGTCAAGTGGCAAAAAAATATGCTGTTGACAATTTCGGAGTGACATACGAGTTCTCTGAACTAACAAATGGAAGATACGACAAGCATAGATACGACAAGAGTTTTGTTCCTGGACTTGTCAAAGAGCAGGAGCAACACACGCTCTGGCACTATCTGACAGGAGCATACGAAGCTGAAATAAACCCAGAAAATGGTTTGCCGTATCATTCAGAAGAAGTGCCTTGGTCAGAAGTTGAGCCGATTGATATTACAAATAAAAAAACATTCCCACCACTTCGAGGAAACTTTGAGAAGTTCTTAATCGACAGAACTGGAACAAAAATTAAAAGATATGCAAATGGCTTCCTTCTCGGTGAAAGGGACCAGATAGGTGCAACTTTTCCCTGGGTGCAAGAAAAATATCAAGAAAATGGGAAACGTGACTGGAATCCAGTTATTACACCGCAAGAGAATCAGCAAACAACACCCAAAGGCCAACAGTCAAGTTGGCCCACAAAAGAACAAAGAAACGGTATTGACTTTTCTCTTGATTCAATCAGTAAAGACATAGATGAGTATTTAGGAAAATAATCTAAATATCTCTATCTGCTATCTTTCTTTTTTCTACTGGCTCAAGTCTTCCGTGATGCTTTGCTTCTCCGTCTTTTCTAACCCATGTCATACCATAGGTTGATTCAAGGTTCTCTGTTCCTTCTCTGCGCAACAGTCTCTCCGCCATTGACTGGAATGTTGGGTCATCGCTGAGATTCAGGTAAGAGTTGTGTGACCAAGGAAGGTCGTAGAAGGCTGGAGCATTGACCAAAAGAGCTCCCGCAGTCGTCCAATGCTCTTCTATTCTTGGATTTTCATGAACAATTGGACCCGATAGGCAATATGCAGGAACATCTATTCCTACAAGTGGCCTGTTCACTTCAAGCATTTTTTCAATAGCTACTGAATCAAGTGACATGTCCGAATCTATATACAGAACTGCTGAGTAATTTGCAACTCCATAGTTCAATTCGGTGCAGTCTTCACCCCAATGGTGACCACTTGTTATTCTGTTTCTTTGAGCAAATTCCCTAATTAGGTTTCTTCCAGTCTCTATGCGAATCCATCTATTGCCGGAATCAACTTTTTTTTGCATGTCATTTATCGAATATGTCCAGTAATCTCCATTGACTTCTTTTAGTGCTTCAATCACTTCATGGAAAGGTTCTATTCCTCGGTTGTCTAATTCAAATGAAGCAAACCATTTAACGTTTGGGAACTTCCTACAAATCTCTGCTCTATCGGCCATCCAGTTCATGTGCTCTTTGGCATCACACTTCCATGCAACCAATGGAGTACCGATAACAAAATGTTTTTCGTAATCAATTGGCTTCAGTACTGGTGATTCGGAAAGTTTGTATTTAGGTTTGTTTAACTCTGCAACAAAATCTGAACAAACACCGGAGTATTGAATTTTCCAGTCAGAATCCATCTCCCACCAAGATGTTTCTGGAAGCACCTTTATGCATTTCTTTGAACTTGCTTTTTTCCCAGGAAATGCCCAAACATAACCCCTGCTGGTAATCGTATAGTCGTCCGTGTTATGGAAGAAACAATGCAAATCATTTTGCATGGAAAAAGCTAATGCTTCTGCATTTTTGCAATGAATCCATATTTGGTCAGTTCTATCAATGAGCCATTGATGTGGAACTGAATATTGCGGACCGTCATGCCCTAGGGAAGTTCCAAATTCATTAACCCACAAGTCAACCTCAACATCAAACCCACGCTCAATTGCTTCTTCTATGTATTTTGGATTATTTTCAAGTTCTGGTTTGGGTCCGTGCAGGTTGCCCCTGTGAGATATATAAATCATTTTTCCACCTGAACCCATATCCAGTTTTTGTGATTATCACCAGGTCCTGTGTCACGTATGTCTGATTTATAGTTTGTAAAACCAATTTCCCCTATTAGGTCGTCAACAAGTGATTGCTCATCCTTCACGCTTACGTCAGAGTGTCCGTTTGTGCTTCCGGCGTCATAGTTGTTGTCGTAGTAATCAGCAGTTGGAATTTCACCCTTTCCGCCGTATCCCATCTGGAAACACAACTTGCCGCCCGGCTTTAGAACTCTGAATATGTCCTTCAAGATGTTGAATCTAATTTCGTGGACACAAATGTGTTGGAAACATATAACTGCGAATACAACATCGTATGATTCATCAGCAATAGCTGAAAGATTATCTCCACTCGTAACATATAAGTGTGGCTCTGAAATATTGTTTGCTTTTGTATTGATTCTGGCTTTTTCTATATTTACATCAGATATATCAATTCCGTCAACTCGAGCAAACCTGTCTGCAAACTTGACCAAGTTTCGTCCAGGGCCACATCCGTACTCAAGAGCGATAAGACCATTAGTGTCAAAGTCCTTGAATAAAAAATTGTCATAATCCGACCAGTTGTTATGAGCGTCATACGAGCCGACAACTGGGTCCCTAAAATCCAGCGACCACTTCGATGCATATTCGTCGTAATAAGAATTCTGCATATCTAGATAATCTTTTTTGTTCTTGCTCATTTGTTGTTCTCCAAGTAGTAATTCAGGTCTTCCGGCGTTCCAATTCCCCACATTTTAGGGACTTCTTTAATTCGAATCTTTTTGCCATCCTGAATGGCTTCATTAAATACTGGGCAGACATAAAACTCATTATTGGTTCTAATGTCTTTTTCAATCATTTGATTTGCATATTTGACATAATCAGAACCATGTTTCCAGTAGTAAATACCTACAGTTGCATTATCTGAAATTGGGTTTTTTTCTGCAACTTCATCCACCAGGCCATCATCCCCTAGCTTCGCGTATGACCACTTTGGGTGGGTGGCCTTGAATGTGAGGATTCCACCATCAACGCCTTCCGCACCAAATGCGTACAAACACTCGTTGCTATTCCAATCGACTATCTGGTCAGAGTTGGCCATCAGTAATGGTTCATCGTTATCTATTAGTCCAGACGCAAGTAGGGTCGTGCATGCGGCGCCCTCTGTCATTCCGTCAACCAGAACGATGTCACACCCTGGCTTGATGAGTCCTAAAACCTGTTTCAAGTTGTATTTCTCGTAGTGCTCTTTTTGTACAAGAAAAATAAAATGAGCGTCTATGTTTAGATTCTCGACGACTACCTGAATCATTGGTTTACCGTTGACTTCAATTAGAGGCTTCGGAAATGTGTAGCCAGCTTGCGCAAATCTAGAGCCGGCTCCTGCCATTGGTATCAAAACATTCATTTTTTCATTCCTCCAAGCAACAGGCTTTTTGCCTCTATTTTCTATTTCATCAACAAAACGCATTAACCGTTGTTTATTAAGGTCTGCGGCATTTTTTATTGCATGAAGGTTTGCGCCAGAACTAAGCGCACCTTCTCTACCGATATGAGAATCCTCAATAATTATAGTATTTGCAGGACTTGCATCAAGGGAGACCATGCATTGCCAGTACATTTCTGGGTGTGGCTTGTGATTTCTCACGTCCTCGTTGCTCATTATGTAACTGACGTATTTGAGAACCCCAATTGCATCCAGGGCGGTTATGACCGTGTCTCTTATGGCGTTTGAGGCAACAGCAATACGCCAGCCCTTTTCCTTCAGGGTCTGCATTATGTCAATTGCTACGTAGTTCTTAGGGAAATCTGAAAGTATTTTTAGAGTGGCTTTTTGTTTGTCTTCCCAGATTTGTTGATGTTTTGATTCTGGAAGGCCTTTTTCTTCGGTCAACATCTTTAGCTTTGTAGTTGTCCCAAGGCCGTCATATTTGGACAGGTGTTCTTCTTGCGAAATTACGTATTTAACATCAACTCTGCTTAGGGCAATATTCAGTGAATCATAATGAACGTCGCGTGACTCAATCAAAACCCCATCAAGGTCAAAGATGACAAGAAAGTTACTTTTCATTTGGATTAGGCCCTGCGTGTCTATGCCACTTGTTGTGACGGACAATGCTTTTCCCATTGCACTTCATTACGTATTTATTCCGAACGCGCATGGACCACTCGACGTCCTCTTCCTCGTTCCACCCACGCGATTCGTCAAGTGGCTCTTCAACCATCACGTGTTTCTTAAGCATAAAGAAACCGCCGGATATATACATGTATTGAGTTTGTGTCCAGTCGTTGTATTCAAGCGACCAGGCGCGCCCGTGCCCTGGCTTATCCCATAGCGACCAATCCATTGGGTTTCTTTCCCCAGTAATCAAATATTGAGGGCATGAACATATTTCCCAGTCTTCCCCAAATGACTTAAATTCTTCATACCATTTCGAGTCGAATATGTGGTAGTCGTGCATCATTACTATATTTTCGTATTTTGCATTCTGGGCAAGAATGTTTTTTTTGCGAGTAATCCATCGCGGCTTTATTGACTCATCAAAGTCAATCTTTACAATGTCATCCCCTTCGATTCCAGATGAATCCCCTCCACCGACAAAAAGTATTTCGTATTCGGGAATTTTTAAATCACGGATGCTTTTTATAATTTCATCTAATCGATTTTTATCTTCGTATACAGTAATTATTCCAAATGTAAAAGAAATGTCTTTCATGAATCACCTAAATTTTTTCCAAGATGACGCGCATTGTTGCATCCCAGTCATCCCCTCTGGCGTTCATGTCAAATTTTTTTAACAATTCTCTGTTTTCATTCATTTCATCAATGCGCATTTGATGATTCATTAATTCGTCTAGGTGGTAAACCCATTCTTCATCAGTTTTTGCCATTCTTCCAATTCCCTGACTGACCAGGAATTCGTATTCTGGAGAGTATGAGGTTATAAATGGGACCCCTGCGGCAGCGTATTCGAGTCCTTTTATGAATGATTTTGCGTGATTGAACTGTATGTTGTTTAGTGGAATTGTCCCGATATCCATATTGGAAAAAAGGCGTGGGTATGCCGATATTGGCGCCATTGGTGAATGTGTAAATCTTGTTTTATCAATCTTTAGTAAGTCGTGTACTGATGGCGCAGATGGTGAGTGTCCAGAATGATGGAACTTTGTATTTCGTGATTTTAAATAATCATCCATGAAACCAGAAAGCTGCTCTAAGTCATTGGAGCGCCAGTGGGTAGCACCAACCCATCCAATATTTGATTTTTTAAGGTATCTAACTGAGCGTTTATTATACCTATCTGAATCGATTCCATTTCTTACCATAAAAACGTTATCGCGTTTTTTTGCGTAGTAATCAAATAGAAATGGCGTTGATGTAATAACGGCATCCGCCTGCATTATTATTTGTGCGTAAATATCCCTGTTGTTGTCCGGATTCTTTTTGGGGTCTGTTGCTTGAAATGCTCTATTTGTCTCGGCAAGACCATCAAACCAGTCGTCGACATCAACTACCAATTTTTGCCCCATTGCTTGAGCGAGCGGCATTTTTTCCAACACTTCTCGTTGCATGAGTAGTTTAAAAACGATTATGTCCCAACCATGAACAGACCTACCGTCTGACATCAACATCCCAAATCCTTTATCTGCGCCATAACCAGGGAATCCGACAGCAGTAAACCACCCACGCTTGTTCAGTTCATTGGAAGGAAGGGTGCATCTGTAGTAACAGCATCCATTTGGCTCAAGTGGCTCCGTCCCCCATGCCCAGTCATGAGTCATGAAGCCAATTGTTGGTTTGTGTTGCTTCTTCATAATTTACGAAAATCTTATATTGTTTTACTCCAGTTGGCTTTCAAGTGTTTTTGTAAAAACGTATTGTGATAAAATATTCATGCTTCTACTTAATCGATTACAAACAGGAGAGAAAATGAACGCATCATTTATCAAGCAAGCAGTTGAGCAAGCAGTAAAGACATTCGTCACCGCATTTCTTGGTGCCTGGGTGGCTTCTGGTTCTGACTTCGACGCACTCACTGATTCAGCAAATCTCAAAATTGGCGTGACTGCTGTTGCGGCCTCAATTGCCATGAGCATGGGCCTCAAGAAAGTTGGGTCAAATAAGGACTCAGTTTCGGTTCTGTAGGTAAAACTACGCTTCCATAGAGATTTGTTCATCTACAATCTTCTTGGTTGATGATTGGAGGAGAACCATGTCAATGGTCGCTGGAACATATGCAATGACTTGTCAGCAGGGGTCTACTTTTGACCTTCAGCTAACTCTGCAATACACAAACCCAGATTATGTAAACGGCTGCAATGGAGCTTCAGTCTGTCCTGAATTTTTAATTTGGGACCTTACTGGCTACACAGCGAGAATGCAGGTCAGAAAATACGTTGACTCAGCAACAGCAATGGCAACACTAAATACAGAAAACCTTTCAAGTTACAGAATTACCCTGGGGAACCCAAACCCTACAGATGGCACTATCACACTGTTCATTAGGGCTGAGGACACAAGGACAATATTGACATCTGGAGTATATGACATTGAGATAATTTCACCCACAAATGAAGTGGACAGAATACTGCAAGGCCAATTCATTCTTTCCCCAGAGGTAACGCGATGACCCAAAATGTGGTCCAAGTAATTACGACGGAAACACCCAACAGGGTTCTAATAACAACTACCCGCGCTCCCGGCGTTCAGCAGTTCACTTACCAAGTGCAGATTTTCACTGTTCCAGGGACCCTGAGCGTAGGAACTGGTCGGGCAAAATTCTACATTCCTGGGCCAATCACGCTCGGAAACGTAAGAGCGTCAGTTGGTACAGCCCCCACTGGCGCAGACATAACCATAGATGTGAACAAAAATGGAACAACTGTTTTCACAACACAAGCAAACAGACCAAAAATCTTTGCTGGTCAAACACTTGTGTCAACATCTACGCCAAATATCAGGGAGCTTACGACTGGAGACTATATCACGGTTGATGTTGACACTATTGGTTCACTCAATCCAGGAAGCGACTTAACTGTTCAAATAGAATTTACTCCTTAGGTGTATTCTATTGGGAAGCGGTATTAACCGGCCCCTAGCAAAAAGGTATCAATCATGACAATTTCAAACTTTCTAGAAAACGAGTTACTCGATACCTTGGATGGTTCGGGTTCTGCATACTCGGCTTCTGCTACCTATCTCAAGCTCCACACTGGAGACCCAGGCGAATCTGGAACCAGCAACCCTGCAACAGAAACAACTCGCAAGACTGTTGCTTTTAGCGCTGCATCTGGCGGCTCAAAGACTTCAACAGCAACTGTTGAGTGGACTCTTGTTGCTGCAACAGAGACCTACTCACATTGGTCATTGTGGGACAACTCAACCGCTGGCAACTGCCTCTGGTACGGTGCTCTTTCGGCAAACGCTGCAGTTACCGCAGGTGACACTTTCGAGATTACCTCTCTTACACTGACACTCGACTAATCCACAAGGGGAGTGACCCCTCATGGATGAACAAGAGATAATTAGTTTTTCGGAGCCATTCCGAGGGACGTCGTCGTTCTATGTAGGATTTAAAACAGTATCGGAGACTGCCTCCGCTACAGCAAGTGGTTCTTCGTCCGTATCGCAACTTCATACGGCAATACGAACTGCTTCAGCATCTGCTACATCTGGCCACGCCATTGTCTCAGTACATACTTCTCCACGAGGGGCCACTGGCTCTGGTTCTGCAACCGCAGGAGACCAGGCAATTGGTCTCCATACAGCTCCAAGACAAGCATCTGCTTCTGCTAGCGGAGATGGCAGTGTTGTTGTTCTACACACAGCTCCACGAAGTGCAACAGGAAATGGAACTGGCTCTTCAAGCAATCTAAGTGAAGTAATAACCTTCCTGAGAGCTGCAAGTGCATCGGGCGGTGCAACAGCTGGAGATAGTGCAATTGGTCTTCATACTGCACCGAGAGGTGCAACTGGTTCTGGCCAGTCAAGCGAATCATCAACAAGAGTTAGAACGGCTGTTGTTTCGGCTACCGGTTCAGCCATAAGCGGCTCAACTGCAGTTGGCCTGCACACCGCACCAAGAACAGCAACTGCAGATGGACAGTCAAGTGAATCTGCAACGCGACTCATCATTTCACCAAGAAGTGTTACTGGTTCAGGAAATGGCGATTCATTTGTTTCTGCTATTCATACACACCTTAGAACTGCTTCGGCTAGCGGTTCTGGAACATCAAATAACTCAATCGTTCATTCAAATCTCAGAACCGCTCAAGGTTCGGGTTCCGCAACTGCAGGTGACACTGCATTAATTCTTCATTCAAGTCTCAGAACTGCAAATGCTTCAGGAAGCAGCTCGTCGTCTTCGGAAGAAAAAAATACATTACTCAGGACCATATCCGCTACTGGAATTGGTTCGTCAACATCAGAACAATTGCACAGTGTTCGCAGGAGTGGTTCTGCATCAGGACAGTCTGACTCACTCGTATCCTACAGATACGGAAAAATTAGAACTGCCTATGGGGATGGTGGGGCGACAGTTAACGATGAAGCTCTTGGATTACATACTGCCCCTAGAACTGCATCGGGCGCAGGAACTAGCGGTTCCAGTAATTCAATCCTCTATAGCAATCTTCGTTCGGCGAGTGCTTCTGGTGGAGCAACTGCTGGAGACGAAGCAATTGGCCTGCACACAGCTCCAAGAAACGCAACTGGGTCTGGAGCCGGAGCAGAGAGCACGAATGAATTCAAGATTCTTTACAGAACATCTGTATCTGCTGGAACATCAAGTCAAACAGCAACTGGTCTACATGTTGCACCAAGAGCTGCTACTGGTTCTGGTTCTGCTACAGCTGGAGATACTGCACTTGGCCTACATACAGCACCAAGAACTGCAACCGGCAATGGGACAAGCGGTTCAAGCAATACAACTCTCCAAAGCAATCTTCGTTCAGCAACTGCTTCTGGCGGTGCGACTGCAGGCGATACAGCAACTGGTCTTCATATTGCACCAAGAACCGCAGATGGAAATGGAACTGGAGATTCGGCGACATCAATCGTCACAACATTCATACGAACTGCATCAGGTTCTGGATTTGGGACTTCTGCAACCACTATTCTGTACTCAAACATCAGAACCGCTAATGGCTCTGGTTCTGCAACAGCTGGGGACACCGCTTTAGGGAAGCACACCGCCCCACGAACCGCAAACGCATCTGGTCAGAGCAGTGAACTTGTGTCTCAGCAACTTAGAACTGTTTTCAGAACTGCTTCTGGCTCAGGAATCGGTGGCTCTGGCAACTTAACGCTCTACAGCAATATTCGTTCGGGAACAGCTACGGGTGGAGCGACTGTTGGCGATAGTGCAACAGGTTTGCATACGGCGCCAAGAACCGCATCTGGAAGCGGAACCAGTTCTTCAACCAACCTGAGTGAACTCATCACATTCCTCAGGTCGGCGACAGCTTCTGGTGGGGCAACAGCTGGCGATTCAGCAGTAAGACGTGTAACGAATATTCGCACTGCAAGTGGCTCTGGTGTATCCGGACAAACAGCATTGTATGACACAGACCCAATTCAAGGAATCACAGCTGGATACTGGGGTCTTCAGGCCCTTGTTAGTTGAGATGAAGTAAACTAGGAGTAATCATGGCAGCATATACACGCAAACAATATTCGGGCGCGGCTCGCAATACGACTACAACAACACTCTTAACTAACGTTGGGACAACTGTTGGCATTGCGGCGACCACTGGATGGCCATCAATTGCGGGAATACCCTTCTACGTTGTACTAAACCCATCTTCAATTTATGAAGAAAAGTGTCTTGCGACTATCTCTGGTTCAACACTGACGCTGGTTAGGGCACAAGATGACACCACTGCTTCAGAACACCCAATTGGCTCAGTCATCTACCCTGTCTTTACCGCAAATGACGCCGATGAAGCCAACGAACTTGTATCAAAACTAACAACAAAAGGCGACATCCTAACAACAGATGGGAACAACCTCCTTCGTTTGGGTGTTGGAACAAACGGATATTTTCTAAAAGCAAGCAGCTCTGCTTCTGCCGGTATTGAGTGGGCATCAATCCCAACAATCAACAACCTTGATGATGTCGGCGATGTAACTATATCAAACATCGAGGGCGGCGACTTTTTAGTATATGACAGTTCTGCTTCGGTTTGGGTTAACGAAACAATCCACTTTATTACAGTATCCGACAATCCTCCAGATGATGAAGTTGCAGAAGGCGACCTTTGGTACAACTCTATTGAATTAGAGCTCTACACCTATTATTCGGGTGCATGGGTTCAAATGACAAATTCCCAAGATGGTATACAAGAACTTTACGAACTTGTCGATGTTTTGATTGAAGACCCTGTGTATGGAGAAACGCTTGTATACAACGGAACAGAATGGGAGAATGGCCCTGCTGGTTCAGCGTTAACACTTGAGAACGCTCGTGTCATTTCATTATCAGGAGACGTTTCTGGTTCGGTTTTGTTTGATGGTTCGGCAAGCGTAAATATTTCTACAATCATCCAACCAAATAGCGTCGCGCTTGGAACAGATACAACTGGAAACTACGTCAATGATGTGACAGCTGGAACTGGTGTTGTCGTTACCCATACTCCTAGTGAAGGCTCAAGCCCAACCATTGCAATTGGGCAAGCTGTTGGGACCTCGTCTTCTGTGCAGTTTGCTCACATTTCGGCACCACTAACTGGAAATGTGACTGGAAATATTACTGGAAGTTCTGGTTCAACAACAGGGAACGCTGCAACTGCAACGGCCTTGCAGAACGCGCGCATAATCTCTTTAAGTGGTGATGTTTCTGGTTCTGTTTCGTTCAACGGTTCTGCAGATGCAAGCATCACTGCAACGATTCAGCCAAATAGTGTCGCTCTTGGAACTGACACCACTGGTAACTACATGTCCGACCTCACACAAGGTGCTGGCGTAACAATCACCCACACTCCAGGTGAAGGCTCTAACGCAACAATTGCAATCGGACAAGCCGTAGAAACAAGTGCATCTGTAACATTTGCAAATGTAACAGTAACTGGAGATTTAACTGTTTCTGGCACAACAACTTCAATCAATACTGAAACACTTACCGTTGATGACAACATCATCATTCTCAATAACAATGCCACTGGCGCTCCTAGTCAAAACGCTGGAATCGAAGTGGAGCGTGGCTCATCAACGAATGTTGCACTCAGGTGGAATGAATCATCGGATAAATGGGAAACGACAAACGACGGTTCAACATACTCAGTAATTGCAACAAATGGAAATATTGCATTAGGTACCGATACAACAGGAAACTCTGACAACGTAACAGAGGGGACTACAAATTTATATTTCACTGACGGAAGAGCAAGAACTGCGCTTTTGGCTGATAATGCCGGAACGGCTAGCGGAATAAGGTTTATTGCACCCAATACTGGAACCGTTGAATTGATAAGCCATGAGGCAACCAGGTTCGTGCGAGTGACTTCAAACGCTGCAGTTGGCGGAGGCAAGACAGAGATACAGGGCTCAGCTGAAATTCTTGCATCTTCGTCCATTTCTGACCCAGGTAATTTAACTGTTGCCGGAAGCGTCACTGTGGGCGGCGGAGTTATTTTCGAGGGAGACACTGCAAACGATTACGAAACAACCCTTGTTGCAACAGACCCAACTGCAGACAGAACTATAACTCTTCCTAATGCAACCACAACTCTGGTTGGAACAGATACAACCCAAACTCTTTCCAATAAAACTCTTACGACGCCAACTATTAATGGACCAGAAATTACGGCTACTGGTGGAACTCCGAGAATTCATGGTATCTATCTTCCAGAACCACATTTCATCACATTTGAGGGTTCAACAACAAATGAGTTTGAAACAGTACTTACCGTTGTTGACCCAACTGCAGATAGGACTGTAAGCCTTCCGGATGCGAGCGGAACAGTTGCACTGAGCGGTTCAATTGCTTTGGGAACAGACACAACTGGTAACTACATGTCCGACCTTACGCAGGGTACTGGCGTGACGATTACTCACACTCCCGGCGAGGGTTCTAATGCAACGATTGCTATCGGTCAAGACGTAACAGCAAGCGCATCGGTCACATTTGCAAACGTAACAGCAACCAGCAATGTTTCAATTTCTGGAAGAATAGATAAAACAACAATCAGAGAGTCGGTCGCTGACGCTTCGGTTTCTGCAAGCGTTGTTACCGCGGATTATGCAACTGGAGACATCTTTTATCTTGGCACAGCACCGGGAAGCAACTTCACCGTCAACCTAACGAACGCCCCAACCGATAACGGAAAAGCGATAACGGTTGTAATTTTTGTTACGCAAGGAGCGACTGGGTATATTCCCAATGCTGTTCAGGTTGCCGGTTCTGCACAAACAATCAAATGGGCAAACGGTGCAGCTCCAACACCAACGTCTTCGGCTGGGAAAATAGACATATTCTCGTTTACTTTCGTGCGTCGAAGTTCTGCATGGACTGTATTCGGTAGCTCAAACCTGGGTTACTAAAATGCCTTTTATATCGTCTGTTTCGGCGAGACAGTCTGGACTTCTGTTTGCTAACGCGGCAAAATTGTTAACTCCATTATTTGGAGCATCATCTGGAGCAGCAAATGGATATACGTTTTCCATTTCCAATTATGACCCAACTGTCACTTATTCGTTTTCTGTGTCAAATGGTGGTAGCGCGACACAGACTGCTGGTTTGGTAACAGTAACAGGCCTCGGCAACGCTGTAACAGCAACATGTACCGTGACGGTTAATAAGAACGGCTGGTTAACAAACTCATCAAATACAACCGGTATTTCTTTCTCTCAGCTTGATACCCCAACCTTTGGTGCGTCAAGCGGAGCGGCTAGTGGGTATACATTTGCTATTTCAAACTACAACGCACTTAACACATACACATTCTCGGTTACAAATAGTGGAAGCGCAACGCAGTCATCTGGAAACGTAACAGTAACAAATCTTGCTGATGCAACAGGGGCGACATGCACTGTTACCGTTAGTCGTAGCGGATTTGTGCAAAACTCTGCAGATACGACTGGCACTTCGTTCACGAGACTGGCAACTCCGACATATTCTGGATACCAAGCAGGTGGAACGCCAGGTCGTTTCAAATTCAATATTTCAATTGCAAACTATGATGCGGCAAACACTTACTCCGTGAGTGTTAGCGCTGGTTCGTTTACTCGCTCTGGCAGTTTGATAACGGTCGCTGGCCTTTCAGATAATCAAGGTTCTACTGTTTATATAACCGCCAGCCGCTCAGGGTTTAGGACAAGTGCTCAATCAGCCGCAACATATAACGCGCCACCTACTCCAACTCCTGCTGGAACATATTTATATGGACCTGTTTATTACGCTTCTGTTGGTGGCGTAGGTGGTGCTTGCGGCTACAACGGAGTAGCAGACGGAAACTACGGAATTGGCCTTGCATGGGTAAGCGGCCCTTGTCAGATAACCTGTGGCGGAGACTATTGCGCTGGCGGCGGAAACTGCTGTTAACAAATTAGGAGAAAAATGAGCGATACAACACCAGAATTTCGTCACTTTGCTTTCGTGGTAGACGGAGTTGTAACAGAAATTATGTCAATCTCATCAGGTCCGGAATGGAATCAGTTCCATGAACTCTATTCATCAAGGCCAGTAATTATTGAAATCCCAAACACGGTAGAAAATTTTGCCAAAGGCTACACATGGGATGGAGAAAATTTCAACCCACCTACGGAGTAACTGGTACTTATAGTAAGTTGATTTTATGACAATAAAGACGTGGAATTACGACGATGAGCTAGTTGAACTTATTTCAGAGAAATATCACGTCAGTGGTAAATCTGGAGCACAAGCAATGATTGACGCTTGGACTGATATCCGAGATGGCAAGCTCATAGATGTCTGCATTGAACTAAATATCCCAGAACCACTCGGATACATTCACGGACTCAATACATTTTCAAAAAAGCTAATGGAAAACGAAAGACTTGAAACTGTTATTGATTAGAGTATGAGATAATTGCCCGTATGGCAATCACGTTTCCTCCCTCTCCGTCAACAGATGAAGAATTTTTGGTTGCTGGAAAAGCCTGGTCCTGGAACGGTTCGTTCTGGAAACGAATTAAATATGCGATAATTGACGGCGGTTTCTCTTTAACTGAAATCGATGACGAACTGTCAACCGCTGACGGAGGAAATGCTTAATGGCTTATAAGAAGATTTTATTCCGTCGCGACCTTGCTGCCACTTGGACCTCGGTTGACCCAGTACTTTCCGCCGGAGAAATAGGCCTTGAGTCCGACACTGGCAAGATAAAGCTTGGTGACGGCTCCACCGAATGGACAGAACTTGATTATTTCTATGGCTCCCTAGAGAATGCTAATTACGTTGAATCGCTAGTCGCTGGAACTGGCTTGACGATAACGGGGAACTCCGGCTCTGGCTCTACACCATCAATCAATATTGGACAAAGTGTTGCTACTTCGGCATCTCCAACATTTGCTCAGATTACTGTAGACAATCTTCCAATAAACGACAAGCACGTTGCCACAAAAGCGTACGTTGATGGAATTGCCGCATCAATAAATTGGCACAATTTTGCATACCTTGCAACGGCTGCGGCGCTTCCTAACACTCCAACATACGACAATAGCGGTGATGGAATTGGGGCAACTCTAACTGCTGGAGCAAATGCGCGACTTGTCGTGGATGGAACTAATGCTTCAACTGGAAATAGAATTCTTGTAAAAAATCAAGCAAACGCTGTCCATAACGGAGTTTACGATGTAACAACTCAGGGAAGCGTCTCCGTTCCGTGGGTGCTTACTCGTTCTGATGACTTTGATGGTAGTACTCATTTCGCAACCCCACATGCTGGTGATGCGCTGTATGTTTCTCAAGGCTCAACGAATGCAAACCAAGGTTTCCTTGTATTCACCTCTGGAACCGGAACCGATGGCGGACATGTTATTGGAACAGACGCAATATCATTTACACAATTTTCCGGAACAGCACCAATCCTTGCTGGAACGGGAATTTTTAAAAGTGGAAATCAACTTTCAATAGGTCAGGATGTTTCCCAAAGTGCAAGTGTTTTTTTTGCCGGAATAACAGCACCTTACTTTAGCGGTGTTGCAGAAGAGGCAAATAGGCTTAATAATCCAGTTTTTATTGGAGGTCAAAGTTTTGACGGCTCAAATTCAATAAGTATTGGAACGTCAGACATAACGGGGTTGTCAGCAACAGCCACAGACTTAAATAAACTTTTTGAATTAGCAACAACAAAAGCACAACTTGAATTCCTAAATAGTGCGAGCGCAAACATCCAGTCGCAACTAAATGATAAATCGCCTTTATTGAATCCTATTTTTTATGAAAATGTAACTGCTAACAATAATATGTATGCGTCGGAATTTGTTGGCAACTTAGTAGGAACGCATTTCGGCGAATTGGTTGGAACTGTCGACGGAGATGTAATTGGAACTTTCGATGGAAGTGCAAGCGGTTCATTTTATGGTCCTCTTTATGGCAACGTGGTTGGGAATCTCTCAGGAGACACAACGGGTCTTCATATAGGAAACGTAACAGGAAACGTTATCGGGAACGTTTTGGGCAATGTTACTGGTAGCGTGAGCGGTGACGTACTTGGCAATCTCACAGGAAACGTATTCGGAAACGTCACAGGCAACCTGGTTGGGAATGTGACCGGCTCTGTTGATGGAAGCATCTCTGGAAATGCTGCAACAGTTTCATCAATATCCAATCACGGCCTAGACGGCCTTTCAGATGTCACTGCACCAACACCAACCGCTAATCAGTTCCTTAAATGGAACGGAACAGCTTGGGTTCCTGATTTGGTCGACCTCAATACTGATACAAGCGGAAACTATGTTGCTTCAGTTATCGCCGGAACTGGCGTATCTCTAACTAACGGAGTTGCGCAGGAGGCTGGGACTCCAACCATAAATATCGGACAACCTATCGGTTCAAGTGATTCACCTCTTTTTGCCGGACTATCAATAGGCAGCACAAACCTAACCGTAAACGGAAACCTTACCTATAACGCTGGAACAAATCTTGCCACCGTGAATACTCTTTCCGAGCACGGCCTTTATGTCGGAGCAAGGATTACGGTTTCTGGAGCGACACAAGAAGGCTACAACGGCAGCTTTACTGTTGCTCAAGTCTCGTCTGCGTATCAGTTCAAATACACACCTGTTGAAACTCCTTCTTCTTCAATCTCATCTGGAAGCCCAGAAGTAAAGTTTGGCGGAGGTATCACTTTTGAAGGCTCAACGCCAGACGAATTTGAAACAGTAATAACATTTGCAAACCCAACAGCAGACAGAGTCATATCTTTCCCAGATGCAACAACGACTCTTGTTGGTACGAATACCACGGATACATTAACAAATAAAACTTTAACTAGTCCAGTTATTACCGGTGTATCGCCAATTCTGACGCTTTCCGGTGATGTTTCTGGTTCGGTGACTTTCACCGACCTTGGCAATGTGACAATGTCGACAGCGATTCAACCAAACTCTGTTGCGATGGGAACTGATACAACTGGAAACTATGTAGCCAATCTGATTGCTGGAACAGGTGTAACAATCACGGACAACGCTGGAGAATCTGCCACTCCAACAATTGCTATTGGACAAGCCGTCGGCACCAGTGCGTGCGTGCAATTTGACACACTTGTCGTGCAAAATCTTTTTGCAACAAACACAGAAGTAACAAACCAAGCTTCTCTCAATGTGGCCAGTGGTGAAATTGTTCTTAATGCTGGAACAGTCGGAGCCCCTACGCTTGATGGGGCAATTAGAATTGACAGAGGTTCAAGCGCAAGCGTTGAAATCAGGTGGAATGAGACACTGGATAGATGGGAGTCCACTAGGGACGGAAGCATCTACAAGATAATCGACCAGGGTGCAAAGATGACACTGGGCACCACTCCTCCAGCATCTCCGGACCTAGGAGACTTCTGGTTTGAAACAGACTCAGCTATCACCTTTGTGTACTACGATGGTTACTGGATTGAAATTGGCGCATCTGGTATCGGCGCTGTTATTGGTTCAGAGTCACCAGAAAACCCTGCAAACGGTCAATTCTGGTTCAGGAATACGACAAGTGAAGTGTTTGTCTACTATGACGGAGAATGGGTGCTCGTTTCTCGTTCGACTAGCACCGATGATGTCGGCGTAGCGTCTATTATGGGAGCGTTCTAAATGACTGGAGTAATCAATGGCTAATACAGCTGAAATTCTTTTTAGGGGTGCTGCGACCGTGTACACAAACCCGGCAACAACACTTTACACTGTTCCGTCATTGACGAGAACAGTTGTAACCAACATTGTGGTGTCAAACAACGCAAATGCTGGTGGCACCTACTCAATCGGTCTGGATGGTATCCCTCTTGTTCCAACACTTGAAATACCTGGAAATTCTGTTATTTCCCTAGACCTCAAGCAAGTTCTCATGGCAGGGGACACAATCACTGGGAATGCAAACTCAACTGACATTAAATTCCACATCAGCGGGATGGAGATAGCGTAATGGGTCTTAATCAAATACCACCTGGCTTAACGCCGATTACACCGGAAGAAGTACTTTTTGACCCCGTCCAAAAGTTAAGAGTCTCACAGCCACAGTCGTTGATTGACACCGACTTTGAGTATGGAACACAGATTTCAAAGTGGGAGAACCTTACTACTGTTGGCGCTAGACCGTTTATATACGACTCATCAAGTCCAGTAACAACAATTACAGGAATTACGATGAACACTTCTTCGCGAACAGTAACGGTCGCACTGACCGATACAACTGGACTTGCTGTTGGAACACCAATCACCGTTAGAGATACTCAGCTATCTATTGCTAACGGTGCATACCTTATTGAGTCAGTGACCACCAATACATCATTTACTTATACAGGAAAAGCAGTCAACACTGGAGCACTGACAGCAATTTTTGATGCAAACAAAACTGCAATTTTTACTGGTGTTATTTTTACTAATGCAAAAATTGGTGGAGCCCCAACGGTTTCGTATTCTGGTACAGCAGTTACAGTGACCACGACAATTCCGCACGGTCTTTCAATCGGTAACGAAGTGGCAGTAACTGGAATTACTACTTCAGGCACAAACCCTCCAAACGGTGCAAACTTTGTTTCAAGAATAATCAGTTCAACACAGTTTGTTTACCATGCGCCAGTTGCTCCAACTGGAACACTGACTGCATCATCAGCTTCTGTTTATGTTGCGCCATCTGGAAACTTCCTTCATAGACCGTTTGACGGCGGAGTTATTTTCTCAAATAACGGAACGTCAAACTATGAACTAGCCACACGTCAAACTCGTCGTTACTTCCGATATCAGTCAGGAAAAGGCATCCAGATGTCATCTGGAACACTGCTCAAACCAGACCTCCAGTTGGACCAGTTGTCATACAACACGTCAACAAACTTGGTTACAGTGCAAACCAAGGAAAAGCATAACCTCTACCCAGGCTCGACAATAACTATTTTTGGTGCTAATGAGGCAATCTTTAACGGTACAACAACCGTTTATACGATTACTGGGTACAATACATTTACGTATGCTCCAGCAACTTCGACTGGAACGAACGTTCTTGCTTCTGGTCCTTATTACATTACCGTTGCAGGTTGGTATGGAAACGTTAACAGAATTGGTCTGTTTGACGACCAAAACGGAGTTTTCTTTGAATTTGACGGACAGACTTTATGGGCTGTAAAACGTTCATCAACTTTCCAGATTTCTGGAAAGTCTTCATTTACTAATGGCTCATGTACTGTTCAGCAAACAACTACAGCATTCCCGACAAGATACGCTGGCCAGCTTGAAATCGGTGACTACATCGTTGCTCGAGGCCAGTCATACAGAATTACCGACATTGCAAGCAACACTGAATTGACAATCAGCCCTGCATGGCGTGGTGCTACTTCAACCATGGTTTCAGTTTCCAAAACAGTGGACACAAAGTATCCACAAGCTGAATGGAACCTAGACAAGTTTGATGGAACTGGAGCATCTGGTTACAACGTTGACCTTTCTAGAATGCAGATGTTCTACATCGACTATTCTTGGTATGGTGCTGGTTTCATCCGTTGGGGTATGCGTGCAAAAGACGGAAAAGTTACTTACTGTCACAAGATAATCAACAACAACACAAATGCAGAAGCATATATGCGTTCGGGAAACCTTCCAGCGCGATATGAATCTCTCAGCCAGCCGCCGCATACGCAACTAACTGGAACTTTGTCTGACTCCGAAACAGCAACAATGAATGTTGGTGACACGACTGGCTTCCCAAGCATTGGTACATTGTGTGTATTCAATACAGCAACTGGTTATGAATATATTAACTACACTGGTAAAACTGCAACAACATTTACTGGTCTTACAAGACAAAAAACTGGAAATGCGTCTCTTGCCATAACAATTGCTGCTGGGGCCAACGACGGAACTGTCGCATCAAACTCTGGACTGCAAGTCGGTCAAAGAGTCACTGGAGCAGATGTACCAGACGGAACATTCATTCAGCAAATTTCTGGAAACAACATCAAGCTGAGTGCCGCTGTCACTGGGGCCGACCCAACAGTGAGCGCAATCCCGATGGGAACAAACGCGGCTCTTGCATTTACATACTCAGCATCCAATCCAGTTGGAGTTGAGCTTGCATTCCCAACATATGCGCCTTCAATATCTCACTGGGGTACATCGGCAATCATGGACGGAAGATTTGACGACGACAAGTCGCTCGTGTTTACTTATGGTCAGACAACCGGTATTTCTATCGGTGCAGGAGTAACACGAACCTTGATTGCTATTCGCGTCTCTCCATCAGCAGATAACGGAACCTCGGCGTTCTTCGGTGAAAGAGAGCTTGTTAACAGAATGCAGTTGGTGCTAAGAAACCTTGACGTAACGACGACTTCGTCTACATCAAACGTTCTTGTTCAGGCTATCCTGAATGGTGTTCCATCAAACTCTCGTACATGGGGAAAGCCAACAGCGGTTACATCAAGTTTGGCCCAAATTGCAGACTACCAAGGAACATCAACAACGGTTAGCGGTGGCGAAGTAACCGGCGGTTTCTTTGTGGGTGGTACAGGTGGTGTGCAGATTGACCTCGGAGACGTTCGAGACCTTGGTAACTCAATTCTTGGCGGAGGCACGACGCTGACAACAACAGGAATTTACCCAGACGGTCCAGACACATTGCACATTGTTGCTACAAACATTGGCTCTGCTACTGCGACAGTGTTTGCCCGCCTCTCATGGACGGAAGCACAGGCTTAATCATGCCAGCAATTGACTTTCCATCAGACGCGCAATCAGGCGACCTTCACGTAAGTGCGGGTAAGACCTGGACCTTCAACGGTTCTGGTTGGGTGCTTGTAACAATTCCCTCGGCAATGTTCTCTTCGGGTGCTGTTGCGGGTTCGTCTCTAACCGAGGATTCTGTTCCTCTCAACAGACTTGTGGACAGCGATGCTGGCAAGATTGTTATGTACAACTCGTCCGGTGTTGCCACCTCAACCGCCATATCTGGCGATGTATCAATGACTAGCTCTGGTGTTTTGACAATTGACAGTGATGTCATATCAAATACCCACATCTCAAGCGGTGCAGAAATTGACCCAGACAAAATTGCAGGTACTGCAGTTGTATTAACAGACCAAGCGGTGATTACTTCATACATGATTGAAGATGGAACTATCGTCGACGGAGACATATCCTCAGATGCTGGAATAGGTCGAAACAAGTTATCTGAACCGTTGACGAATGCTCAAGCAGCCAGCTACACACTGGTTCTTTCAGATAGAAATAAGATTGTTGAAATGGGTGTGGGAACTGCAAATACATTAACTGTTCCACCAGATTCTTCGGTTGCTTTCCCCACTGGAACTCACATCACGATTATTCAGACTGGCTCAGGTCAGTGCACTGTCACTCAGGGCTCTGGAGTGACGGTTAACGCGACTCCAGGACGCAAGCTTCGCGCTCAGTGGTCTGGTGCTACGCTAATCAAACGAGCAGCAGATACATGGGTGCTTATCGGAGACCTTTCGGCGTAAATCATGGAATCATTAAAAGATAGTGGTGGTAAAAAGCCAACGACGCCAACAGATGTTGTGGCGACGAATACAGGCGTAGGTACTGTAGCTTCAATATCTTTTACCCCATCTGAGTACATAGGCAAAGACACAATTACCTACACGGCTATATCTAGCCCAGGAAATGTTAGCGCCTCTGCTTCAAGTTCACCAATAACAGTTACTGGCCTGACAGCTGGAACAACATATACGTTTAGCTTGGTGGCAAATACCAATTACGGTGTCCCATCCGATACCGTTACGACTGGTTCTGTGGCAATCGGCCAAAACCCTGGCGCCCCAACAATCGGAACTGCTTCAATTGTCTCAAACGTTGATAGAGCAATTGATGTTACCTACACTGCTGGAACCGCTGGTACCGGTGTAACAACATTTACTGCAACCTCGTCACCTGGTGGAATTACCGCAACTGGTTCTAGCCCAATTCGAGTTACTGGCCTAACAGCCGGAACTTCATATACCTTTACGGTTACTGCATCAAACTTATTCGGTTCGGCAGCTTCTGGCTCAACTGG